AATGTTCCCAGGTTCTACTACTAATCTTCAATGAAAATAACTAAATTTCTCAACATTGATATAGAACCAGCACCTCCAGAAATGGAATTGCAAATTGAAATGCAATGTAGAGAAATTATGCAGAGTAATGATTTAGATAATATAAAAAGATATTGCACTCATCTTGTTAGAAAGAAGTTTGACCAAGATATATTTATGGCTTCATTATTAAATAGACTTATAGAACTAGAAGCTAATCGTGTTGTAGCAGAGATGAGAAAAGTAAAAACTAAGAATCCTTTGAAAAAGTTTTTTCGTATTCGTTAAGATGTTTCTTTTCAAAATCTTTAACTAACATTTTATCAGTCTTATCAATCTCAAAATTAAATTTTAGGATTGCAGTTTTTATATGTTCTGTAACCCAACCGCCTTGTTTTGAAACAACTTGAGCTTTATTGCGTTCATTAATAAAAATATAATGGTCATAACCTTTTAGTTCTACGTCTAAAAGATTCTTTTCTAAGTCTTTACGTCTTATTTCTTT